AAGGATTTTTGAAATCGCTTGTACAACCGAAGCGACATATGGGTCAGCGGAAGTTTTCTTTTCGCTACCATCGTCTTCTACTTCTTCATGAAGTTGTGCAACATCGGCTTTTTTAACGCCTGATGGGAAGTAATTCTCACGAATTGTCTCAAGTTTTTCTACGAACTCTTCCTCTGTGGAGAATTCTACACTCTCTGCAAGTGCTTTGATTTTTTCTACTTGAGTTGCTGTGAGACCTTCGCAAACTTCATTTACTAGTTGTACTTTAATTGCTTCAGTAAGTTGTTTCTTGTACTGAATATTGGCTTCAATTTCTTCATTCAATTTAACTTCCAGTTCTTCGACTTTAGATGCAAGTTCATCTACCAGTTCGACTTTATCTTCTGGAACGTTGATGTAGTTTTCGGCAAACAGATTACGCAAACCAGCAATAAAGTCTTCAGTGATTTCGGAACGCAGACCGCTTTCAATAGCGATTTCGTTCTCTTGCATCCACTGCTCTACTACGTAGTTTAGGTAATCATCTACCTTTTCTGTAAGTTCAGATTTGATTTCTTCAAGAGCCTCGGCTAACATGCCAGCATATTCTGCTTCCATTTGTTCTTGAATCTGTGCAACACGGTCAAATACACGTGCTTCAAAGATTGTAGCAGCCTTTACTTTGAAGTCTTCTGAAATGTTTGAATCGTCAGCAAACAATGAAGCAACATCTTCTTTCATTTGTGCTTTCATTTCTGCGATTGCTGATTCGTCATCAATCAGTTCTTCTTCTTCGTTGGTTTGTTCAGGCATCATTGCTGTACCTGTACCTGCTTTCATGTTCTTGTCGCCAAGTTGAACATCGCTTGATGCAGCAGAAGGCTTAGTTGTAGGTGCTGTTGCACTCTTAGCACTACCTTTGCTTGACAACTTGTTAGAATCATCAGTAGGTTTGTTGTTCTGTGGTGTAGGACCGCCCAAATCTTCAGGTGTTCCAGGATTGCCTGGAGGTGTATTCTGAGTTAATTTAGGCATTGGCATACCAGGAGCAGATGACTTGCTTCCTGCAAGAATCTCTGCTGCTGCTTCCATGAGTTTGTTTGTTGCCATTGAATATCTCCTTATGATTTCTTATTTATAAATTTTAAAGTTTTCGTAGGAAGTTTTCGAAGAGTTGTAATCCGACAGATTCAACATCTCTGCGTGATGCTTTACGAATTTGCTGTTTAGCATAGTCAATATGTGACTCGACAAACTTACCCTCTACGAACATCCATTCTTTGTTTTCCATGATGCCCTGAACAAAAGCACCGGGAGCAGAAGGGTCAGCAACGATATCAGCAGCAGTTGCAAGGCGCAGGTCATCTTGTACTAGATTATAACCTTCTTTTGTCATAACTACAGAACCCAAAGCACGTGATGAAACGCCAAGACCGACACCAGACTCAATGAGATTCTTGGCGATCAAACCATATGGTGTTTCCATGATGAGTGCTTTACCGACAAATGTATTACCATTCTCTACCAAACTTGTAATCTTGTGTGACACACGTTCTAGATTTAGTGATGGGGTATCTGGATGACCCAGTTCACCAAGCGCACGATTTGTGTTGATATACTCTTCTGTATATCGTTCGACTTCATTACGAAGTGTGTCCATTTTGTACATACGATTGTTACGGTTGACTGCATCGCCAACCAAAAATATACCTTCGATGTAAAGATTTTTTTTACCGTCTTCTGTTTTTTCGGTAAGATATCTTACATTTTCAATATGTTCTTTAATAAGTTTCATTAGATTGATACTCCTGTGTATGGATCAACATTGTAAGTTGCATACTTGGCCAGTTCTAGAACAACCGTACCGCCAGTAACAATTTCAATTACGATGCTTTGAGTGTTATTATTTGCAATTGAATGTCCGTACTCATCAAAGTCCATGCTGCCACCACTATGCAGTGCCAGTAATGGAATGCTATTACGGACAATACGAATGTTGCCGTTTGTTGACCATTTAACATGACGAATGTCTGCCGCAGTAACAGTCTCGATGGTTGCGTTTGCTCTTAAATCATTGAGAGTGACAGTATATGTTCCAGCATCTATCGCTCGAACAATTGACGATCCTCTTAGAGTATTGGTAATTTCAAATGGCATTTTATTTTAGTCCCATTGCTTGACGACGACGCATTGACATTTTTCTCTTCATCAACGTGCGTCTGAGTTTACTTTTTCTTGTTGTTTTCCAAGAACGTTTTAACAAACGTGCTTTACGTAATCTTACTGTTGCAGGTATACGTTTCACTGTATTACCAGAAATGCGATAACCTTTTATTCCTGACTTGCGTACATTTCTTTGTACAACAATTCTACCTTTTTTATTGCGACGAATGCGGCGGCGTACCTTTGTAATACGACCCATTTTTTGAATGTTTGGATTGCGTTTCTTAGCCGCTTCTTCTAACACTTCTTCGTCAACTTCAATCTCTTCAAACATCGCATCGACGATGTATGGCTTTGCTTCTTCCATACGAATAGAAGCAATGTCGTTCAGACGTTCAAAGATTAATTCTTTGGCTTCGTCTAATTTATTTTGCAGAATTAGTTCTACAAAATTCATATATTTTTCCAAACGTTGCTACAGATTCAGTTAGTTGCTGCCAAAAAATTTCTTTGCTGTTTTCTTCTAACTGTCCGTATGTGTTTATAATTTGTTGTTTTGTTTCTTCGTTCAGATTAATAATGTTGCCGTCATTCAGCAAAAGTTCTTCTGACTCAATTAATTCTTTTACATATTCTTCTGCTTGTATAGCAGCATCGACGGCAGGTCCATATGGCAAACTAAACACTCTTTTAAGTTTGTCACTCCAGTACATTGCAATTCGTGTACCGTCTGGATATAATCTTACTGCTTTTCGTTTGATTACCAAAACAGCAGGTGGATCAGGCAATAATGGATAAGAACTACCAGCACTATCTGCTCTTGCTTCTTCCAGTTCTTCACGAACTGCTTGTCTTGCTTTACCGTAAATTTGTTTACTTGAAACTAAATCTACCATGCGATTGAAAAGATTACGCATGATCTCACGATCAGCATTGTTGAACTGTGGTCGTTCTTCACCCATCTTGTCTAAGATTTTGTGAATACGAGCCAACTGTGCTTTGTTGGCTAAACCAGCACGGACAAGTGCATCGAACTTAGAGTAGTCTTGCTTCTCTTCTTCTACGATAGATTTGAATTCAAGTAAAGATTTCATTCTTGCTCTACGGCTTCTTCACTGTCGGTAACTTCTTCGTCGCCTTGCTCTTTCCCGCCAAATAAAGTTGCAGCCATTTCTTGCTTACGGCCTTGGAGCGCATCGAACGCTTTTGCGGATAAAACATTTTCTATACCTTCTTTTGCGGCGGCGCTATCACCAGCGGCAATATTGTTGACGATATCTTTTAATTCCATAATAACCTTCCTTATCTGCGTCTATTATTTATACTGACAACCGATTTACTTACTTCGTCATCTAAACCAGGTGTCAATGACTCTTCTTCTTCGGCATTTTCTACCGTATTATCTTCTGGCTCTGCTTGTGGTACAGCACCTTGTGGTGGTCCACTTAAAACAGGACCTTGCATATCATCAGGCAAAGTATCTTTTTCTTTTTGTATTTCTGCCTGCATTGCTTCAATTTCTTCATCCGTCATCATGAGAATCTTATTCATCACATAATTGTTAGAGAAGTAACGACCAACAAATGGATCAACTTGACTTACCATTTGCAATCTATTTTGTAGCAACTCTGCTTCACGCAGTTCGGTAAAGTTATTGTCTTTACGGAAGTCGTAGTAAACGTCTTCTTTAAATTGTTCCCACTCTTCACGTGTACAGATACCTTTGAGTACCAATTGTACTTTCAATGCTTCGTCAAAAATTTGTGAGAACTTGTTACGCAGACGCACAACAAACTTGGCAAACTTTAATTCATCACGGGTAACTTCTTGTGAACGGCCAAGACCTGCCAAACCACCTTCTTGTGATTCAAGTCTTGAATATGGTACGTTTAGAGATTGTAAAAGTTTCTTTTGGAAATATTTTACGTCTTCTAGTTCACCTAAGTTTTGACCAGCAGGCAGTGTGGTAATTTCTGTGCCTTTGCCACCTTCACGGCGTGGTAACCAGAAGTCTTCAAGCATCGACATGTGCTTACGTTCATCACGGATCTCACCTGTGTTGGCATCGTAAACTAATTTGTTACGGTACTTGATCATGATGTCACGCAGATATTGCTCTGCTTTACCACGTGGCAAGTTACCAACGTCAATGTAGAAAATACGGCGCTCTGGCGCTCTTGAAATACGGTAGATAACAATTGCATCTTCAATCATACGCAACTGATTGAGTGGCTTGATTGCTTTGTGTAGATATGAAATAACAAATGTATTCTTAGCATCCATCAAACCAGAATTCACATTGATGATAGC